TGGGCAGAGACGCTGTGCACCGAATTCATCTGCAGGAAATTCGGCCAGCCGGGAATCGAGAGCTTCGGATACGGCAAGGGGTACAGCTTTCTGGCAGAGGAATTTTCCAAGCTGCTGAAGTTCTGCAACGATGTCATCCTGAGCGGAAAGAACGTGGTGATTACCGCGCATGCAAAGATGCGGAAGCAGGAGCTGCCGGACGAGCAGGGAGCCTTTGACCGGTGGGAGCTGAAACTGTCGAAGCAGACGGCGCCGCTGCTGAAGGAATGGGGGGACGCGCTGCTGTTCCTGAACTTCGAAACGTATGTGGTGGCAACGGACAAGAACACGCATAAGGCCCAGGGCGGGAAGCGGGTGATCTATACGACGCACCACCCGTGCTGGGACGCGAAGAACAGGCACGGGCTGCCGGAGAAGATGGATTTGGGGTTTGAGAGTATCAGGCCGATTTTCGGGTATAACAGGGTTTTTTCAGAGTGAAGAGTGAAGAGTGGAGAGTTAAGATTTTCAGGAGGAGAAAAATGGATAACAACATTATGAACTGGGACGATGTCCTGGATAACGACGGGCAGGAGTTTATTGTCCTGCCGGAAGGCGACTATGTGTTTACGGTGACCCACTTCGAGCGGGGACAGTTTCCGGGAGGGCCGAAGATCCCTCCCTGCCCGAAGGCGTCGCTCACGCTGACGGTTGACCGCGAGGAAGGCGTGGCGACGGCGCGGGTGGACCTGATGCTGTACCGCACGGTGGAATGGAAGATCGCGGCATTCTTCCGCAGCATCGGACAGAAGAAGCACGGGGAGAAGGCCGTGATGGACTGGAGCAAGGTCGTGGGCGCCCGGGGGAAGGCGCATTTCAAGCCGCGGGAATACACGACCAGGGACGGGGAGATCAGGACAGTCAATGATGTGGTGAGGTTTATTGATTTTGAGCCGGGCGTCATGATGACGCCGGTTCAAACCAATGAATTACCTTGGGAAGGGGGGCTTTCCGGTCGCCCACCTATGCCCCCTTCGGCGGGAGGTAATTTGAATAATGCAGGGGGTTATTGAGATGGAAGTAGTTGGGTATCAGAATCCATTGTGCATGATGGGGATTGAATATGACGATGAAACAGTGGAAATCGAAAAGCGGATCGAGGCGATCTGCGGGGAACTGGATCCTGAGGAAGCGGCTGACCTGAGGGCGAAGCGGCAGGAGATAGCACGCGACCGCCGGCAGAAAGCGACCGATGACGCGCAGAAGCTGCTGCGGAAATATAACAGGCCGGTGAAGCGGAAGGATCTGATCGGAGCGATGGACGTGGCCATTATGGACGGGGTCAGGTATTTCGAGAAGAAACCGGATATCCGCAATGCGCTGCGGCTGCTGGCGACAGTGATCTGCAAGAACATATTAATGGACGGGCCATTATATGAAGAAAAGTGATTGGGGGCTTTCCGATCGCCGTTTGGGGTTTTGCTCCTGTGGGCTACAGACACCTCATCCGGCCTTCGGCCACCTTCTTGCCCGGGGCTGCCGCCCGTTTTCCGCTGAGAAAGAGCCACTGGCTCTTTTACCGGGCGCTTCGAACCTCAAGGGGAAGGCTATTTACCGGGCGCTTCGAACCCCCTCAAGGGGAAGGCTATTGAGATGATAAAAGGAGAAATCTATGAACTATACCCTCAGACCTTATCAGGCTGAGGCGCGGGAGGCTGTATGGCAGGAGTGGGAACAGGGCCGGAGGCGGACGCTTCTGGTCCTGCCCACGGGCTGCGGGAAAACGGTCGTGTTTTCCAAGGTGGCAGAGGACGAAGTGAACCGGGGCGGAAAGGTGCTGATCATGGCGCACCGGGGCGAACTGCTGGAGCAGGCCGCCGACAAGATCAGGCAGATCACGGGCATTGCATGCGCATATGAGAAGGCCGGCGAAACCGCCTTCGGGAGCATGCTCCCGATCACTGTCGGATCCGTACAGTCCCTCTGCCGGGAAAGGCGTCTCAGCCAATATCCAAAAGACTATTATTCATCCATTATCGTGGACGAGGCACATCACTGCCTGAGCGATACATACCAGCGGGTGCTGAATCATTTTCCGGAGGCGAAGGTGCTGGGCGTGACGGCCACCGCGGACCGGGCGGACAAGAAAAGCCTTGGCGCCTGGTTTGACTCCCAGGCATACGAATACACCATGACGCAGGCGATCCGGGACGGATATCTGTGTCCGATCAGGGCGCAGATGATCCCGCTGCAGCTGGACATCAGCAGCGTCGGCGTATCAAACGGCGACTACAACGCCGGGGAGATCGGCAGCGCGCTGGAGCCGTATCTGCGGCAGATTGCGCAGGAGATCGCAAGCCATTACGCAGACCGGAAAACCGTCGTGTTTCTGCCCCTGATCCATACATCGCAGCGATTCTGTGAACTGCTGAAGGAGATGGGGATGAAGGCTGCGGAGGTGAACGGAAACAGCCCGGACCGGGCGGAAATACTGAAGGATTTTGAAGCGGGAAAATATTCCGTACTGTGTAACAGCATGCTGCTGACGGAGGGATGGGACTGCCCGAGCGTGGACTGCGTGGTGATGCTGCGGCCGACGAAGGTGCGGAGCCTGTACCAGCAGGCTGTCGGGAGAGGAACGCGGCTGTTTCCGGGGAAAACGGAACTGCTGATCCTGGATTTCCTGTGGCTGACGGAGCGGCACGACCTGTGCCGGCCGTCCTCCCTGATTTCCAAAGACGGAGACATCGCAAAGCGGATTGACCGGCAGGTCGAGGAAGGCGGCGGCAGCATCGATATCCTGGAGGCGGAAGCAAACGCCGAGCGGGACGCGCTGGCCGACCGCGAGAAGGCGCTGGCGGAACAGCTGGCCTTTATGCGGAACCGGAAGCGGAAGCTGGTGGACCCTTTGCAGTACGCGATGTCCATCGCGGCGGAGGACCTGGCGAACTATACGCCGACCTTTCTATGGGAGATGGGGCCGCCGACGCAGAAGCAGCTTGAATTCCTGGAAAAGCGCGGGATCTTCGCCGGCAGCGTGGAGAACATGGGAAAGGCGAGCCTGCTGATCGACCGGCTGATCAGGCGGCAGGAGGAAGGGCTTGCGACGCCCAGACAGATCCGGTGCCTGGAGCGGTTTGGATTCAGACAGGTGGGGACGTGGAGCTTTCAGCAGGCGAATGAAATGATATCGCGGCTGGCGGCGAGGGAGTGGACCATGCCGTTTGGGGTTGACGTAAATACTTACAGGCCAAATGAATAAGGCTAAACACCTCATCCGCCCGCAAGCGGGCACCTGCCTGGGCTGCCGCCCGTTCTCCGACTGAAAACGAGCACACTGGCTCGTTTTCCGGGCGCTACGAACCCCCTCAAGGGGAAGGCTTTCAAGGGGAAGGCTTTTCAAAATTAATCGTACAGAGAACAGAATTGTATGGGAGGCATTAATGGACAAGATTTTATCGGCTTTGAATTGGCTGAACTGTTCCGAGATGGACCATGGGGACTGGATCAAGGTCGGCATGGCCCTGAAAACGGAAGGGTATGACGTGAGCGTATGGGATGAATGGAGCAGCCGGGATCCGGCGCGGTATCATCCCGGGGAATGTGAAAAAAGATGGCGGACGTTTGGCGAAACGCCTCCCGGCCCACTTGTGACGGGGGCGACGATCCTGAAAATGGCGCAGGACCGGGGATGGACGCCGTTTTCCGGAGCGGACGGGGTGATGGACTGGAACGACGTGATCGAATACGACGGAAACGAAAGCGATTCCGATCCGCCGGAAGAGGCGCGGAAGGCGACGGAGGACCTGATTCTCTATCTTCAGACACTGTTTGAGCCGGACGACTATGTGGGATATGTGACAGGGGACGCGTGGCAGACGGACGACGGAAAATGGGTGCCGGCGAAGGGCGTGTATTACCGCACGGCCGGTGAGCTGATCACTTCCCTGAACCGGTATCCGGACGACCTGGGCGCAACGGTGGGCGACTGGAAGGAAGAAGCGGGCGCGTGGATCCGGTTCAACGCCCTGGACGGCGAAGGAGTGCGGAACGAGAACGTGGTGAGCTTCCGGTTTGCGCTGGTGGAATCGGATTCCATGCCGATCGACGAGCAGATCGCGATGTACCGGAAACTGGAGCTGCCGGTGGCGGCGCTGGTCCACAGCGGGAAAAAGAGCGTGCATGCCATTGTGCGGGTGGACGCGGACAGCTATGACGAATACCGGAAGCGGGTGACGTTTCTGTATGACTTCCTGAGCTCCCGGGGCGTGAAGGTGGACACCCAGAACCGGAACCCCAGCAGGCTGAGCAGAATGCCGGGCGTGACGCGGAACGGGCAGAAGCAGAAGCTGCTGGGCGTGAACATCGGGCGGAAGAGCTGGGTGGACTGGATGGACTTTGTGGACGGGGCGACGGACGAGCTGCCGGGGATGAGCCTGCTGGCGGACTATGCGGAGAATCCGCCGGAGCTGCCGGAGGAGCTGATCCGGGGCGTGCTGAGGCGGGGACATAAGATGCTGATCTCCGGATCATCGAAGGCAGGGAAGAGTTTCCTGCTGATGGAGCTGTGCATCGCGATCGCGGAAGGGAGTGAATGGCTGGGGTTTCAGTGCCGGCAGGGGAAGGTGCTGTATGTGAATCTGGAGATTGACCCGGCGAGTTGTATTCATCGGTTTTTAAAGATTTATAACGCCCTGGAAGAAAGCAAAAACGGCACAAAAGGGAATGAACCGTTCAGGAACGTGGTGATTTGGAACCTGAGGGGACATGCGGTGCCTTTGGACCAGCTGGTGCCGAAACTGGTACGACGGGTGCGGGACATGCACCTGGACGCGATTATTATCGACCCGATCTACAAAGTTATCATCGGAGATGAGAACAGCGCAAGCGATATGGCGGCTTTTTGCAACCAGTTTGACAAAATCTGCAATGAGACGGGCTGCAGCGTGATCTACTGCCACCACCATTCCAAGGGTGCGCAGGGGATGAAACGCGCCATGGACCGGGCCTCCGGCAGCGGCGTGTTCGCAAGGGACCCAGACGCACAGCTGGACATGATTGAGCTGGAGCTGTCGGAAGATATCCGGAACTGGGTGGCGGAACGCGGCGCCACAGCCTGGCGGATGGAAAGCAGCCTGCGGGAATTTGAAAACTTCAGGCCGGTGAATTTCTGGTTTGAGTACCCGATCCATCGGGTAGACGATGAGAACTTGCAGGAGATGCCGACGCAGGGATCATTCGAAGCCGGAAGATTAAGGAACAAGCATCTGAAGAGCACAGAAACCGCCGAAAGTGAATTCAGGAATGCTTATGATGTGCTGAACATGAACGGAAGCGTTACGGTAAAAGACGTTACGGACTATCTCAATATCAGCGATAAGACGGTATATGCGCGGCTGAAAAAAATGGGAGGCGAATTCACCCTGGAAAAAGGAAAAATCATACACCATGAAATAACCCAAATCCGACTCCCGGACGACGAATAAAAAAAATTCTTCTACGCAGTTTTTATAAAAAAGAAGAGAAGAAGAAAAAGACGAACCGTCCGTTACACTCCCGAAGGGAATGGCTTCCTAAGGTCAGCCATTCCCATTCGAGGAGAATAACGGTAACCAAAACAGCCGAGAAAAACCCGGAAGGAGAAAAGAAGAACGAGTGGATTCCATGAAGTGGAACTGGGAAGAGCTGGCGAACGGGATCGTGCTGCAGGCGGTGAAAGATTACCGGGCCTCCCGCAGGAGGGCACGGAAACGGAAAACCGCAAGGGAAGCGCGAATGCGGATCCGGGAAGTGGAAATGTTCTTCCGCTCCCGGTGGTTCTGCCAGCTGACGGACATTGACGGAGAGAAACTGCTTGAACAACTGAAGGAGGAACCGATATGCGAGTGGAGACATACCTGAGCCAGGGAAGGATGCTGAACCAGCGGATCAACTACCAGCTAAAAAAGCTGGGGGAACTGAAGAGCGCGGCATGCAGCCTGCCGGCGGTGACGATCCGGAAAGACAAGGTGCAGACCTCCGCGGACGGGGACGCGCCGTTTGTGAAAGCGCTGATCCGGGTGGAGGAAATGGAGGAGAAGATCAACCGGGAAATCGACATGCTGGTGGATCTGAAGGAAGAAATCATGGGGGTGATCGGGCAGGTAGACAGCGAGGAACTGCAGATGGTGCTGATCTACCGGTACATGGAAGGAATGACCTGGGAGGAGATCGGGGAACTGTTCCATGCAGACAAAAGTACGATCAAGCGGTGGCATTGGAAAGCAATCGAGCAAATCGTACTGCCGGAAGAACGAAATATCAAAAAAATCGGATTTTTGCAAAAGATGAACCGAAATGAGCCGTTTTGAACCGAGATGAGCCAAGGCAAAATATGATATTATACCATCAGATACATAGGTTGAGGGAAAAAGGAGCTTTGAGTAGAGGCTCCTTTTTCTTCTGCCGATGCGGGGCGGAGAGGCGGGAAACTTCATTTCAGAGCGGAGGTGGAAGCATGGCCGACAGAATGGATTCTTTGGACGAGATCCGGAGCCTGACACCGGAAGTGGTGCGGCAGATGGGCGATATGCTCAGCAAAGACAAAGTGCCGCCGATGGTAAAGGTCCGGATCATGGAGATCATCCTGGAGCGGACCTACGGGAAACCGGAGACCTCCATCAAGCTGACCAACGCGCAGCAGAATGTGGAGGCGGCGCAGGAGCGGATCGCGGCGATTGTGGAGAATATCAGGAAGAAGAGGGAAGAATAGGGGGGGCTTTCCGAGTGCCCGGGGCTGCCGCCCGCTCTCTGCTGAAAACTGTCCACCGGACAGTTTTCCGGGCGCGACGAGCCCCCCCTAACCCCCT